CTTCCTTTATTCCGACAAGGTTGTCCCTGAGGCTTGGCTTAAAGAAGAGAGAAAGAAATGACACAGACCCAAATCCTGCTTAAGCACCTCCGCAAGGCAGGCAGTATTACCCAACGGGAAGCGATTATGGATCACTCGATTCAATCGCTTACTCGACGCGTTACGGACCTTCGCCTTGCTGGCTACAACATCACGGGCGATTGGAAAGAACACCCGGTTACCGGTCAGCGCTACATGCGGTACACCTTGGGTACCCCGGAGGTTCTCTGATGCCGTACCGCGTAGTCATCAACCACTGTACCTGCCGTCCCGAAACCTGCTGCTGCAATGACTACGCAGTCGTGGACGATCTAGGAACGAAGCTGACCACATGCTTCCGCCGATACGCTGCGGAGGCAATTGTAGAGGCGCTTAACGCCAAGGAAAAGCAATGAAAGTCAAGCATACGAAGAACGGCAACGTGAAGCTCGCTGTGTCGCCGGAGCAACTCGAACGGCTACGAAGCATCTTGGTTGATACGTACATCCTCGAAAGCGAAGGGCAAATCAGCAAGACTACCCAAGCTTTCGGCGACGACCTGAACCGCACCCTTAAAGACGCTGGCATCGGCGTGACGTACTAAGACACCAAAGAGAGAGAAATATGAAGACCGCAGACATTGAGGTCAAGCTTCTGGATCAAATGGGAACGGACCTCAGTGTCGCTAACGTGGCACGGGTTTCCTTTGATAAGCAAAGCCCTGAGTTGTCCCCAGGTGACGTGAAGCTCATCAACTACCTTGCGACCCATGACCACTGGTCACCCTTCGCTCACTGCTTTGCATCCTTCCGAATCAAGGCACCACTCTTCGTGGCGAGGCAACTCGTTAAGCATCAGGTAGGCCTTAGTTGGAATGAGGTGAGCCGTAGGTACGTCGATAGTGAGCCTGAGTTCTATATTCCCAAGGAACTCCGAGGACGCGCTGAGAACGTTAAGCAAGGTAGCGGCGGAGTACTCGGGCACAGTAACCACCTCGCGTGGAGCCTGAAGAGAATGACCGAGGACGCTCTTGGCTACTACCAGTGGCTCCTCGATAACGGTGTAGCCCCCGAGATGGCCCGAATGGTCCTCCCGCTGAACACCATGACCGAATGGGTTTGGTCTGGTTCCCTCATGGCATTCGCTCGCGTCTGCAAGCAACGTCTCGATCCCCATGCTCAGTACGAGTGCCGTCTGGTTGCTGAACAACTGGATGAACGGCTTCGTTGGGCTTTCCCTGAATCTATGGCTGCACTTCTGGATAACTAGTATGCGCAAAGCAAAACTGACCGTGGACTTCAGTGAGATCGATGGTCCCTCATGGGCCTTAGGGGAAACCGTGGAGGTCCTGAAGATGGCCGAGGGGATGCTTGGAATCCTGTACAGAGTGCGCGCTTCCGATCAGACCACAGGAATTGTGTATCCCCGTGAAATCGAGTTCGTAGGAAACGATTGAAATGGGAATGACCTCTCACCAATCAGCACGCATGAAGAACGATGAGTGGCTAACACCTCCCGAGATCGTGCAGCCCCTAGGCCCATTCGACCTCGACCCTTGCTCACCTGTGGTGCGCCCTTGGGATACTGCTGCGCGGCATTATTCAATTAACGATGACGGCCTGCGTTCCCCCTGGTATGGGCGTGTCTGGTGTAACCCACCCTTCGGGCGTGAGGCTATAAAGTGGCTAAGGAAAATGGCGGAGCATAACAACGGGATCGCGTTGATTCCCGCCAGAACCGAGACCGCCATGTTCTACGAGTGTATATGGGGTGCTGCCGACGCTGTCCTCTTCATGAAGGGGCGACCCCATTTCCACTTCGTAGACGGCTCGCGTGCTCAGTTCAACTCTGGAGCACCAATCTGCCTCGTCGCATACGGGGAGCAAAACACCCAATCGCTTTTGCGTTCGGGCCTAGGTCACGTAGTCAAGGTTTAAACGATGGAACGCGAAGAGTCCTCACTGATTCGCAAGGGACCGTGCGATGCGTGCGGCTCTAGCGATGCAAACGCCCTGTACTCCGACAACCATACACACTGTTTCTCGTGTGGTCATCGTGAGCGTGGGGATGGCGAAGTACAAACGAAAGGAAGAAAGAAAGTGGCTGCAAATCTGGACGAGTATTCCAATGCCGAAGTTCAAGGCATCCCTCCGCGTCTCATCAGTGAGGAAACCTGCCGACAGTTCGGTGTTCGTATCGGCCAGTACGCAGGGAAGAAGGCTCACTTCTATCCGTATGTGAAAGACGGTGAAGTGGTGGCCTGTAAGGTCCGTGGTCCCAACAAGGAGTTCTCCTTTATTGGTGACGCGAAGCACCCTCCTATGTTCGGTCAGAACCTGTGGGACAAGGGTAAGAAGATCATCGTCACCGAAGGCGAGATCGACTGTCTGACCGTATCACAGTTGCAGGGTGGAAAGTGGCCGGTGGTGTCCGTACCTAACGGCGCCCAAGGAGCCAAGAAGGACATGGCGAGGCAGATGGAGTTCTTCGAGAAGTTCGAAGAGATCGTCATCATGTTCGACATGGACGACCCCGGGCGGGAAGCAGCGAAAGCGGTGGCAGAACTGTTCCCCCCGGGTAAAGCTAAGATTGCCTCGCTGCCCCTGAAGGACCCCAATGATTGCCTGAGGGCCGACAAGGGCCAAGAGGTCATTCAGGCCATATGGAACGCGAAGGCGTATAGGCCCGATGGGATCGTGGGTATCTCTGACCTCTACGATGAACTGGACCGCGAGATCGAGAAGGGTCTCCCGTGGTTCCTCCCGAAGTTGACCGAGTTGACCCATGGTCGCCGTTGGGGTGAGGTCTACGGGTGGGGTGCAGGTACTGGCATTGGCAAGACCGATGTCTTCACACAGCAGATTGCCTTCGATGTGACTGAGTTGAGCCAGAAGGTCGGACTGATCTTCTTGGAGCAGCAGCCCAAGGAAACCGCAGCACGCGTAGCTGGCAAGGTGAAGGGCAAGAGGTTCCACGTCCCCGATGCCAATTGGACCCGCGAGGAACGCCTCCAGGCCGTTAAGGAACTCGAGGGCAAGGTGTTCCTCTACGATTCCTTCGGGGAGACCGCGTGGGACGTTGTGGCAGCAAAGATTCGCTACATGGCCCACGCTGAGGAAGTCCGCATCTTCTATGTGGATCACTTGACGGCCATGGCGGATACCGCAGATGAGCGTGGTTCCCTCGAGCAAATCATGAAAGAGATGGCAGGGTTGGCTCAGGAGCTACGAGTCATCATTCATTTCATCTCGCACCTTAGTACTCCTGAGGGGAAATCCCACGAAGAAGGGGGCCATGTGTCCATCAAGCACTTCAAGGGAGCACGGGCAATCGGCTTCTGGTCATTCTTCATGTTCGGTCTCGAGAGAAACCAGCAGGCAGAGGATGAAGAAGAACGTAGCACTACGACCCTGAGGGTACTGAAGGACCGCTATACCGGACAGGCAACTGGTGCCCTGATCCGCCTTGGGTACGACCGGATCACCGGAAGACTCTATGACAAGCAAAGTGACTTCACGCCTGAGGCTGACCCTGAGGCTTATTCCTTTTAAGAGAGAGAGAGAACCATGTTTGACACTGAAGTAATCCACCTGACCTCCGAGGGCCTTGAGACCATCTACGAATTCGAGAAGACCCATACGTTGTACATCGAGCAAGCAGCGTTCGAATGGGGTGCATGGGACACAGTGTCCTTGGATGTTGATGCTACCCGAGTCTTGTATGAGGCTCTGAAGAAACGTTTCGAGGGGAACGCAGATGCCTTGTGACCTCCCAATCCTCATCGCTCTACTACTGGGTTCCCTAGGCATCGTAGCGGTATTCGTGGGCCTCATTCATTACTACGCTGACATGCTGGACAAGGCCTTCAACGTGGACGAGTACCTCGAAGACCCTGAACTTAAATAAGGACCTTTATGCGGACTACCCTGTTCGATTTGGAGAGCAATGGCCTCCTTCAAGACGTAACCAAAATCCATTGCATCTCCGTGAAACACCCCGAGACAGGAGAGCGCCGCAGGTTCACCCCGAAGAACATTGAGGGAGGCGTTCACTACCTGCAGAAGATGGCCGATGAGGGTCTCCTAGGGGGACACAATATCATCAGCTACGACATCCCTGTGATCCAGAAGCTGTTCCCTTGGTTCAAGGTGGACCGCACCAAGGTAATCGACACGCTCGTAATGTCCCGCCTGTTCTTCCCTGACCTCATCAACCGCGATGGTGGTCATATCAAGGCCGGGGTGCTCCCGAGTTCCCTTGTAGGTGCCCATAAGCTAGAGGCTTGGGGTTATCGATTGGGACTCCAGAAAGGTGAGTATGCAACTGACTTCAGGAACCCGTGG